AACCCCAGTCAAAACCAATATATCTATGATTAATCTCATCCCCGAAGCCCAATTGCTTTGCATCTTCTTCCTCCATAACGTGATATGCTGGATTCCACTCAGCAAAGTAAGCACCAGCAAATACATCCCAATCACCATAACGCCACATTGAACGTAGTGGTTCTGGAAGACCATCTAAATACTGCACATAAGCAGGATCGGCTTCCTTGAGTGATGGATTGTCATCTATTGTTGCTGGTATATAAATTCTTTTACGCTTTGAAATAGGGTCAGTAAAGGCTTTATTTGCAGGCTCTACACCTATCTTCCAATGGGCCTTGATCCACTGGTGACCTACACCGCCCGGGTTCATTGTACAGAACACTTGCGGAGCAATACCACAAGTAGAACGTACTGAGGATAATAGTTTTAAATAATCTTCCTCACGTGGTATTTGTCCTAATTCCTCAATAAGTAGCCTTGTGATGTTCCATCCTTGGAATTGCGTGTAGGCATCTGAATCCTTCAAATGACCAGTATAAATTTTTGCACCAGATGGAAATTCAAACACACCGGGCTTACCAGTTAATTTTGCGTGCACATAAATCTGCCGGGCTTCA